TGATCCAGCGGCATTCTTCGGCAAGCATCCCGTAAATGACGCCATCCGCGCCATCGAGGAACCACTTGCGAAGCGTGCCCTCTTCCCGAAAACCGAGGCGGCAGAGGAACGCCCTCACGGGCTGGTTCATAACCTCGGTGATCGCCGTAACCCTTTTACACTTCAACTGAAAGAACGGGTAGCTAAATATGGTTGCCAAGACCGACCGCTTACACCACCGAGGCGAAACGGTTGCAATCGTCATTTCTATGTTCGTATGTCGCCAGTTATTGAAGATGACTCCGCCCAGCATTTCGCCATCATCGGCCACGAGTGCCATCGTCCGGCAATAGCCAAAATCCTCAATCTCCAAGCGTTCCGCGACCCACTTTGCCACGGCTTCGTCCAAGTCAAGCAGCACATGGATCACAGCGCCTGACCTTGCTCAAGCCGCAGATCGGTACGCACCCAGGAAATCTGCTGCACTGCATTCACATTGATATTGACCGAAATCGCCGTCCCATAGCCGCCAACGACTTCCCAATCATTGAACGCTACCGGCCCTCCGCCCCAAGGCGACGTGTCCCACGGCGAGATATCCCACGGCGAACCTTGATCCAGCGTTACCGTCGCCGTGGGCAAGATAGGCGTCACATAGTCGAATCCAAGTCCGGCCTGGACATTGATCGTCCCGATCGAACTGATGACCGCCCGCATCATCGCGACGCGCTTGTTCTGCTGGTTGTTGAGTGTCGTCCAAGCCTGCTGGCCCACGGCGCGGATAGAATTGACATTGGGGATCGCCCACGGCGTCACATCCCATGGCGATGTATCCCACGGCGGCATCGTCTCGCTAAAGATGTCCGTCGTTCCAACGCCGCCCTGATAGACCACGCCGTTCGCCGCGCCCCAATAGACGCCGCCATTATAAATCTGCCAACTCAAACCATTGAGGTTCCGAAAGCGGCACCAGGCGTTTGTCGTCGTGTTCAGGACATGCTGCGAGAACGTACCGTCAATCTCCGGCACATTGAAAATCACCCGGCGTCCATTGGGGAAGTAGACGGCATCCCAACCATAGATCGCTGAGCCGACTTGCGCTGCTGACGAGACCGCGCCGCTCGCCTTGGAGAGCGGCACCTGAAGCCCTTGAGCCAGTGAAGTGATGATGACCGAGAGTTTGAGATGATCCTGGAAGGTCGTCAGGTATATATCGCCGCCCGAACGCGCAAACGACCGCCTTGAGAGCGGGACCCCGATCGTGTAGATGCCTACGAGCGTCCAGTTGCTCGCATTCGACGGATCGCTGCCCGAGTAGAGCAGCATCGTACCCGTATCGAAGACAAAGACTGTATAAGATGAAATGCCCTGACCGCCATCATAGGAGAATGGCTGCACTGTTATCAGATTTCCGCCGTCGCCTATGATCATCGAGAAATCAAAGAAAGCTAAAGCGCCTGTTATTCCATCTGTCGGTCCATACCAAAACCCCGCCTCAGCGGACTTCCACAAATACATCCGATTGTGAAAACTTCCGCAATCGACAAACTCAGAAAGTGTCGTGCCGCTAAATGTCGAGTCGCCAATCGTCGTGCCGTTGTAATCTTGCAGATTATCGACACCATTCGCCGCGAAAAGATGGCCATTGAAGTTCGTCGATTGCCACTTGTCCGAAGCGTATCCCGCCTTCAATTCAACCGGATTCTGAGTCGTGATATCCCAGAGCGTGCCGCCTGACGCCGCAATCAGCTTGTGTGTGCTTCCTGACTGATAGGGCAGCAGCGAATAGACCGGCAATCCTGTCGTCGTATCGCAGAAGATGTTATTGCCCTTGCGAACCGTCACGCCCGCTATGTCGGGATACCAGTTATCGAGCGTAATAGCGTCGGTCGCCTGCATCGCCTCGATGGGATCGCGCGTGTTCCAGCCGCCAAGCGGCGCGCTTAGCGGAACCGGCTCTGTCGTCGGCTGCGCGGCCCGCTGCGTTGCTTGCTGGCTAAGCATCTATCGTCCGTAAGGCAACGCCGCCTGGAGACTTCCCAAACTGTTGAGCGCAGCTGATCCAGGCTGCGGCAAAACGGGTGACGAGAATGGCGCTGCGCCTGGAGAACCAAATGGCAGCCCTCCTCCTACCTGCGGCATACGGCCCGGAACGCCACGCTGACGCATCATCGCGATCATATTTGCCTGTGCCGATGGCGGGATCATGCCAATTCCCGGCATCGCCGCATTCGGCGATCCGGGCTGCTGGGCCAGAAGCGCGGCTAAGTTTGGAAAGTTAGCCATCTGCTTACCTCAGATCGTAAAGTTACCCGGCAAGCCCGAGCCACCCGCCGTCATCTGCGTTGGCTGCCGATAGTTCACGGAATTCGGATCATTCGAGAGATATTGCGGCCCTGCGGGAACGGCTTGATTTACTGGATTTGGGATCGCTGGATTTACCGCAGGGGCGATATTCGGTGCACCAAACAGTGAATTTGATCCCATCGGCGCAGGCGTATCACCAATCCCAGGCTCATTCGGATTCCATGCAAAATTCGAGTTCAAGATCGAAGGTGCGCCCTGCTGAATTCCCCCTAGATAGGTGATACTGCCATCAGGAGCGGTCACATACTGATTGCCTGCGCCCCCTGCTCCTAATGTCCAGCCCGGCGGTAGAGTGAAATCACCCGTGGTTCCGGGCGCAGAAGGCGTCGGTGTCGTTGGCGCTGGCGAAACGGGCGCGGGCGCTGGAGTTGGCGCTGTCGTCAACCCTCCGAAATTCACTGAGTTCGGGTCTTGGCTCAGATACGACATTCCCGCAGGAGCAGCGAACGCACCGCCAGCGCCCATGAGTTGCGCCAGCGAACTTGGATCGCTTAAGCCGCCAAGACCGCCTCCGCTACCCGCGAGAAGCTGCGCGAGCGACATTCCGCCGAAGCTAGACGGCATGTTGGAACTCATGGGACGTGCCTCCAATTTTTCGCTTGCACCATATCGCGTCTTCGCATACGATGCCATCTACACCTAAAAATTGAGAAGTCAATGACCATATCCCGTCTCGGGGATATTAAACGGGCCGACTAAGATTAGTCGTGGGTTCGGAACCATACTAATAGTTGCAGTCCCGCCATCCCGCGCCACAGCCTTGTCTACCTCGCGCTCGTATTCCTCCCGCTCTTCGGAGTAGGAGAGACCGAGGCGGCGCAGCATCCGCCAGACGATACCGAGTTCCAGCAGATTTTCGTCTAGCAGGAAAACGTCGTTGTCTTTCGCCCAGGCGCTTTGGGGCGTGCCGCTGGCGGAGGTGCACCAGTTTTGCGAAACGTACTCAAAGACGAACGTGGAGTTATCTGTAGCCCCGATGGTGGGATCGATGGTGAACTCCGTCGCAGTACCGGCACCGCTTCCACTGGGGATACGGATGCGCCAGCGCTGCTCGATGGTGGCTGTGCCGATGATGCTCGACTTATAGAGTTGCCACTGCTGCGGCGAAAGAGCGCCACGAAGCGCCCAATAGCGCGAGCGATCCCAGAGCGTATCATTGACCATGCTCCTGAAGTCAGACGGCAATAGGAACTGGGTCTGTCCGCCTGCCGTGAAGACATGCTCGGTCACGAGCGCTGTCCAGTTCGCCCGCAGCGCTATGGATTCAGCCGTGCGCCGCGCCATCTGGAAGATGCGGATCGCATTCGGCAGCTGATTGCTAATGATCGTCGTCAGCGGCGTCGTATCGCCCACGCCGATGTCGTTCATCGCATTGGCGCACGCGGTGAGCAGACTCATCGGAGGAGCCGTTCTTCAGGAACGCTCATCGTTCCGAGAATATTGATCGGTGCCCAATCCTCGCACCAGCCGTTGCGCTGGAGTTCACGCACGGCGAGTTGAGCCAAATGATCGGCCGCACCCGCTTCCTGCGGCAAGAACCGCCGTAGCGTGGCTGCTATGATTTGGACCGGATCAGGCTTGCCACTCACTTCTTTTTGCTGTCGAGATAGGCTTGATAGGCGTCTTCATACGTTACCTTGTCTTCATCGGTCGCGACGCGCACAGGATGGAACGTCGGCGACACGAAAAGTTCGATCAGTAGACGATCAATTGGCTTTGCTTCCGCCGCGTCGGGATGAAGCGGATCAGCTACGACCTCGATATGATCGTCAAAGAACTGCGCGTCCATCAGCGCTTGTCCCGCGCCTTAAGCCGATCGCCCAATTCCTTAACCACACTTCGGCTACCGCCTTTGTTGCCAAGTTCACGATTGGCGCGCGCATCAATCGAGGCCTTCTGGCTCGATGACATGCGACCTTCTCGAACAGCAGCGGTCGAATAAGCCTTCGCGGCAACCGCGCGACCAGGAGTATCGGTTGGATAACTGCCATCCTTATTGGCTTTGCCTTCGCGGGCGAGAACCTTCCGTCGCGCTACATTAGGAGCCATCACTTCTCCTTCCGCTGCGACTTGGCGTCACGATCAGCAATCCGATTGACCTCTTTCGAGGAATGACCGCCGTACTGCTCCGATGCCTTGGCGCGCTGTGCGTCATAGGCCGCGTTCGACAAGGGATATTTGAGATTGGTCTTCGGTGCATCCTTATCCATCATGCGGCCTCCGGCTGGCGTGGTGGGCGCCCACGGCGAGGCCGAGGCGCGAAGTTCTCAAAGGCCGAGGATGGCGGCGCTTCAACGTGCCTGCCCATCTTCGCTAATTCGCTCGGATCGTGCATCATCGGTGGCGTCGAGAGCAGCGGATTGGGCGCGTTCTTCATCGCCTGCATCTCGGCCCACATCTGATCGACCGATGCCTTCATTTCCTCGTTCTGGCGCTGGAGTAGCGCGATATCGGATTTGAGGCGATCGTTCTCGGCTCCAAGTCGCGTCGTCAATGCCGAAGCTGCCGCATCATCCAGGTAGGCGGCCGCGCTCTCACGTAGCCGAAGCCCGAACGGGATGGTCTGCGCCACATTGTCGGGAATCTTCGCCACGTCCTCAACGGTGCGCAGATGCATCCCTTTCAGTTCGTAGACCTGCGCCTTATTGAGAATGTTCCATTGCTCCAGCGGCGTGCCTTCGGGCGAAATCTCGTGGCCTTCCTTGAAGGCCGCATATTCCTTCGGCCAAAGTTGCCGATGCCCGTCATTGACGTTCTCGACAGGAGCTAAAAGTCGGTTCGCGGGCATCAAGATTTGGACGCGCTCGACTTCCTTGTAGATCGGACGACCCTGCTGCTCGGTCGCAAGCTGATCAACAATGCTATCCATGAAGAAGC